CCCGCCTGCCTTTGACAGGTTACTAGCACCTGGCCGCCCACGGCCACCGTGGGTTCTCCCTAGTAAGGAATCAAAGATGAACCAACTTGTGCACCTCTCCGGCGACCGCCTGGTCGTCACTACCCTTGAAATCTCCAACCACTTCGGCAAGCGGCATAACGATGTTTTACGTGCCGTCAGCAACCTCGAATGCTCTGATGAATTCCGCCGGCGCAATTTTGCGCAGACGGTCTACAACCGCCAAAATCCGAGCGGCGGTAAGCCTATCGCTGCACCCATGTACGAAATCACCCGCGACGGCTTTGTGTTTCTATGCATGGGCTTCACCGGCCAGCAGGCGGCGGTGTGGAAGGAGCGTTATATCGAGGCTTTCAACCAGATGGAGCGCGCCTTGCGCGGCCAGCATCCGGCTTTGCGACAGAATCTGGCGCTGGCGACCGAGGTCGGCCACCTCAAGGATAATCTGGCCGCGCGCGACCAGATTATCCAGGCCAAGGATGGCGTGATCATGACGCTGCAGGATCGGCTG